CCTCTATGGGCAGCAGGCGTGCAAGCAAAAGGGCAGCGTGTTCGTAGACCAGACCATCGGATTTACCAATGCGTGGTCCCGCACACGGCTACCGCTGCTGTCGCGGATTATCCAGAGAACAACCTGGCTGATACCACAGCGAAATGGGTTTTTGTCCGGCCCACCAACCTCTATGCCGCGTTCGATTCAGTAATGAACACCGCCAGCATTGCTGATAGCGAAGTGCTCTCTTGGACGCTTACTCCTGCGGCGCGTGTCAACACCGTCGCTCTATTCGGCGTGCGCGCATCCAGTGTACGTGTCCGGGTGACCGTCAATGGCGTCGTTAAGTATGAACAAATCCAAAATCTTCGCCTGCGTAACTGTCGGACTTGGACCGAGTGGTTCACAAAAACTAGATCGTTCCGGAGGGACGTTTCGTTCACGGACTTACCGATGTACCGTGGCGCGGTAATTGAGATTGTCGTGACATGGCCGGGAAATCTGCCGGAAGTAGGCGAGGCCCAAATAGGTCGGTTCGACTTCCTTGGCGATGTGCAATGGAAGCCGAGTGTGAGGACTGTCGATTATTCCAAGGTCGAGACCGACATTTGGGGCAACACCAAATTTATGCCGCGCCGTGCCGTGCGGGTTATTGAGTTCGACTTATTTGTTGAAACCGTCGACGAAGTACTCAGGCTGCTCACGCTAGCCAAATCATCACCCCGTGCGTGGTTTGGAACACCTCTGTTCGGCGCTCTTAATCTGTTCGGGTTCGTTCAGGATTTTCAGATCGTTATCGATAACCCGCGCGGCTCGTTCCTCAACCTTCAAATTCAGGAGTTGACCTGATGGTCGCAAAAATTACAACGAAGCTTCCGCAGCTGGGCAATGCCCCCGACCCTGACCGGCCTGGCGAGTTCGATGACGAAGCGGATGACATGATGCGCAAGCTCCCGCCGCTTCAGCAGGCGGTCGATGCGTTCGGCGTCGAGGCCAATGCACTGGCGAATGACGTCAATAGCCTGGCCCAGGCCGCCGCGGCCAGCGCGGCCCAGGCGGCGCAGGGCGCAGTTGCAGCTGGTGCCGCGTTGTGGATGTCGGGCCAGTCGTACACGACGCCCGCCGCCGTGGTCGACCCGGTCACGCTGTTCCTGTACCGGAAGCGCACGGCGGCCAGCTCGAGCACGACGCCACCACGCAGCGACCCGACGAACTGGAAAAACATCTCGGTCATCCCGCCAGCAACCGGCGTGCTTGGCAGCTTCAATGACACATACAACTGGGACTTGTCCGCGATCCAGATCGCCACCCTGACGATTCCAGGCCCTGCACAGTATGGTACTCAGACAGTGGCCGCTCCGACCAACATGGCAGCAGGGACCTACGTGCTACACGTTAAACAGGATAGCGTCGGCGGGCGTACGCTACTGTTTGATCCTGTGTTTTGTTTCATTGAGGACGTGCCTCCGCAGATTGATCCCGGGCCGAACCGTCGTACGATCCTGTCCTTTATCTGCGATGGGACGAATCTGTTCGGCTCGTACCTGCCAGGGTTCACGAAATGACCGTGCTCGCACTTTTGCTGCCGCGCACCGTCGTGCTCAAGCCTGGCAACGCGGTCAACTACAACATGCGCACCGCCGCTGGCAACCCGGTCGGCCCAGTGGTGGCTATCTGCTTGGCCGAGGGTGCAATCACCTCAGCGAACAGCACGCTACCGGCGCTCACGACAGGCGAAGGGTGGGGCGCCGGTAGCGTTCTCATGCTCATCAACAAAGGCACGATCACAGGCGCACAGGGCGCTGCGGGCACGAACGGTGACGGCGACACTGGCAGCCACGGGGCAGGTGGCGGTGGCGGCGTAGGTGATCCCGGCGGCGGCGGTAACTCAGGGGGAGCGGGTCAGCGCGGCGGTGATGGATTTGCAGGCAACGGCGGCGCCGGCAAAACTGGCGGGGCCGGCCTGCGGGCGACCCGCGCGATCATCCTGCGAAACAGCGGCACCATTGCCGGCGGCGTGGGCGGCCTGGGAGGCGTGGGCGGCGTGGGCACTGGCGGCAGCGGCGGCGGCGGCGGCGGGGGTGCTGGCGGCGGCGTCCGACTGACGCAAACATCTAGCGGGCAACTTGTCAACTACACAGGCGGTCGCGGAGGCCTGGGTGGGCGACGTTTGAGCACCGGTCCTGGCGCCGGTTCGTCGAGCACAGGCGGCGGCGCGGGGCGTGGTGGCGATGGTGGCGCATACGGATCGTCGGGCAGCTCCGGATCGTCTGCTACAGGCACCGATGCACCGGCGGGCTATACGCGCATCAACCGCAGCGGCGGCGCTGGCGGTGCGGCCGGCGCACGCGGTAGCACCGCGCGCGGCAGCGACGGCGCGCCAGGCGTACAAGGCGTTGCTATCGAGGGGGCGACGTCGGTAACTGTCGCTGAACAAGGGATCATTTCAGGAAACATGAGCTGATGGCAACTATCAAATTCCGTATCGTCGACACCGTTCCGGATGATCGACAAATCATCGTCCGCTTTTTCAGCGACGTACTGACCGAATCTGAACTCGGCAATCGCGCGCAGTATGCGATCTCGCTGCCTGTACCGGCGCCTCAAGGCGATGACCTGCGCGCGTTCATCATGAGCTACTGCCCGGTCGACTGGTTCGAGACGATGCACCGCGTACGCGATCCGAGCATGCCGACGCCGATGCCTCTGGTGGCGATTGGGCAGGTGATCGACGGCACGGCGCCGGTGGTCGAGCCAACCCTCGACGAGCGGCGCAGTGCAAAGAATGCCGAGATCAACGCTTGGCGCGCGAGCGCGAACCTTTCCACGTTCCCGTACGCCGGCAAGCTCTTCTCGTGCGACACGGTTTCCCGGTCCGACATCGACGGCGTGGCCAACCACATCGGCCTTTTCGGCACGTTCCCGGAGGGGTTCCCGGGTGCTTGGCGCGCGGTGGACAACACCATGTATCCATTGCCCGACGTAGATGCATTCCGCGCGCTGTTCGCCGGAATGGCGGCGCAAGGCACCGAGAACTTCAACTACTCGCAGCACCTCAAAGCGCAGCTTGATCTTGCCACCACGTCGGAAGAGATTGCGGCAATCGTATGGTGATCAATGAGTCCGCTTGACTATGCGCGGAACGCTCTAGGCTTTCTCCTGTGTGCGCTCTTCGACGCAGTCGCCGTCGTGCTGGCCAGGGTCAAGGCCTTCTTGATCACGCACGAAAACTCGCCGCCGTCAAACTGCCGGCCGAAAAACAGGAGATTAGCCGCCTCAAAAGTGCCACAAGGCTATAGATTTTCTCACTCTTTAAAGAACTGTTGAGGACATCTGGTGACACTGGTGTTTTCCGGCATTACGTCGAAAGGCAGCAATGAGCATCAGCAAGACCACCCCGCCGGAAGTCGGCAGCTACGCCGGCGCAGCAGTAACGGTCGCCACCTCCCTAACCTTGACGCAGGTCGGCGTCATCGTCGGCATCCTCACCGCGCTGCTGACGTTCCTGCTGAATGCCTGGTACACGCACCAACGCAACTCGCGCGAGAACCGGCTGGCCGAGCTCGAGTGCCACGAACGGGAGGTGCGCCTTGCGCAATTCCTCGCGCAGCTTCAGGCCCCCGAAGTAAGACCGCATTTGCCAAGACAGGAAAAGCCATGAAATTTATCGAAGACGCACGCGCGCAATTCCCAAAACTTTGGTCGGTACGCTTCGCGCTGCTGGCCGCCATCGCATCGGCCATCGAGGCCGGCATGCACCTGTACGCCAGCGGTACCGCGCCGATTCTGGTGGTGGCCGCCGGCCTGACCTCGCTCGGCGGCGCGCTCGCCCGCGTGGTGGCACAACCGTCGTTGACCGGCAATGATTAAGGGCGCACCTACCCAGCGGCGCGGCCTGGTCGCGCTGGTCGGTGCCATGGCCGCTGCGTCGCTGCTTAGCTTCACTCCCGCCTTCGAAGGCACAGAGCTGTCCACATACCGCGACATCGCCGGCGTGCTCACGTACTGCACCGGTGCCACCGAGAACGCCGCCTGGGGCAAGACGTACACGCCTGCTCAGTGCCTGGCCCAGCTCGACCGCGACCTCGAGCGGCACGCCGCCGGCATTGCCATGTGCATCCCGCTCGCGCGCCTGACCGATGGCCAGAAGGTGGCCTTCGTCGACGTCGCCTACAACATCGGCGTGAGCGGCTTTTGCGGATCGAGCATGGCGCGGCGCACGAACACAGGCGACATGGTCGGCGCCTGCAATGCGCTGCTCATGTGGAACAAGGTCGGCGGCAAGGAAGTGCGCGGACTCACGCGCCGGCGCCAGGCCGAGCGCGAGCTTTGCTTGAAGGGGTTGCCATGATCCCGATCGTAGCGGCAGCAGCCGCACCGGCCGTCGTCGCCTCGTCCCGCGCGCTTGTGGTTGGCCTGGGCCTGCTGCTGGCAATGACTCTGACCGGTGCCGCTGGCTGGTTCACGAACGGCTGGCGGCACGGTGCCGAGATCGCTGATCTGAAGCGCGCGCACGCCGAGTTCCGCGCCACGCTGTCCGAGGCGGCACTCGCCGACGTCCACGCTGATGCGGCAACAATCCGACAGGCGGCCACCGAGTTCTCCACCATTCAATCCACCCTGGCGCCGCGCATGTCGGTGCTGACCAAGGAGCTGCGCAATGCGAAACCTCTGCCTGCTGGTTGCGTGCCTGATGCTGACCGCGTGCGCAACCTCGACGCCGCAATCGAAGCCGCCAACAAAAGCATCCCTCGATAGCGCTCTGGCCGCGCCTTGCCCGATGGTCGAGCGGCCCGCCGCTGACGACTACGACGCATGGCAAGCGTGGGCTATCGAGCTGCTGCGCCAGTACGCGGAGTGTGCTGCGCGCCACGCGAAGACTGTGCAGGCTTGGCCGAAATAGCAACACCACCCGCAGAAACCTGTCGCTGACTACCACAATGTGCCTTACACTTCGGCAATAAAATTCTATTTTTGCTAACGTACAGGTGGGTAGTCAGATGTCTTCCAACAAATTAGAGGGTATACAGATCCTCAGGGGTTACGCCGCGATGCTTGTCGTGGTTACGCATCTGTGGAGTGCTGGGGTAATTTCATCGACGCTAAGATTTAATCGCATCGGAGGCCTCGGTGTAGATATCTTCTTCGTCATCAGCGGTTTTATTATGTGCTATTCGCTGAGGGAGAAGATTTTCGCTAGTGATAGTGTTCAATTTTTGAAGAAGCGGGTATACCGGGTATATCCAATATACCTTCTGGTATTGATTCCGTTTTTGGTTCAATATCTTAGCCAAGCAACGTCGCCTGCGGATCCGCTAATGATCATTGGCAATCTACTTCTATCGCCATCATTCTTGGGTTCACCAGAATACCGAATGCTGGTGGGGCCGGCTTGGACCCTCACCTATGAGCTTTTCTTCTACGTGCTGTTTGCTGGAGCGATGTTCTCGTCACGGTCAAAAAACCGCGCAATCTACACTGTTATCCTAATGATTGTCTTGCTGGTGGCATTGGTCAACCTACTGGGGCTGAAAGGTGACCGCCTTCAATGGTCAAACTTCCAGTACATAATAGGCGATACGCTTCTCTTTA